CCTAAACGTTTCATTTCGCGTAACAATACTTTGCGACGTTCAACTTCGCTATCAATATAAGCATTATAAGCAGCACGTTCACGGTTTTGCAACCATTCCTTCACAGGCTCTTCTAGAAGTAACTTATAGGAAAGATATATCGGAGCCACAATCCAAAACCCAGTAAAAACCAGAAAAAACAATTCTATCATTATTTTTCAATCCTTTCTACAAAAAAGTCTTCGGTCAGCCAACGTAGGTCATTAGTTTCGACTGACCTGAGAAGAACATCACCAAAGGTACCTGGACGTTTTTCAACAACAAGCCACTTGGTACCATGCTCTTTAATTCTCTGCTTACCTTTCTTGGTATGCCCTTTAAGATGGAAGATCATTTTACTGCCCTTCTTCAAACAGGCTCTTTGCCGAAACAAACGAACCGTCTGCTAGTTGAAGTTTAATGTCCGGTAAAGAACCGAAACCTATGATACGATCAACAACTTTTACGCCGTTGATTTCTTTTACAGTCCACATGTTTTCCATGTGCTTTTTGAACGCTTGATTCATTGTAGGTATAACCTCTTTGCTATTGTTATACTATTATATTAGCACCACTAGGCCAAGCTGTCAACCTCTACGCATTTTGGAGATTTCAACAGCGTCCTCTTGACTGAACACAGGAACCATATTGCTCTTGTGTAGTGTAGCAATACCTAGTAGCTTGCGAGCACCGTTGTAGGTCTTAGGCTCTGCTGGTGCTGCGTGACCGCCTGCGCCTACACCTGCGCTAGGTGCTGTGTTGCCTTGACGTTCGTGACTGCGATCACGTTCGAATGGAAGTGTGTTAACAGGCTTCTTCTTGCGAGCCTTGAGTTGATCAGGGTGTGTACCCATCTTGCGCAGCCATTTGTCATGTGCGGCTGCCGCAGCACGATCATATTTGGTAAGACCACGAGTCTTACGTTTTTTAGTGTTTGTTGTAGAAAGGCCCTTGGCCAATGACATAGTCATAAAAAAACTGCTCCTTCAACTGTTTAAAGTATAAAGGAGCAGCTTTGAAAAGTCAACTATTAATTATATTAGAATGACCATGTAGCGCCAACAGATGTGCTTGTACGATCAAAAGCAGCATCAAAAGCTGTGGTGCTGTATATTTCTAGTCCATTTGGCATTTCGTAAGACACAGTTACCTCAGCGCCGCCAAGTGCAAATCCGCCCATGTCCCAAGCAGATGTGTCAGCTTCTTCAGCCGCTAGATCAGTTGCGTTAACAAATCCAACAGAACCGTCCATTGCTAGATTCCATGGAAGATCAGCAGTAGCACCTACAGTAATTTCTGTAGCACTATCGCCGTCCCACCAACCAGCGTCTGGTGTAGTAGTGTGTTCAATTCCAACATACGGAGACATGCCGCCGCCACTTGTTAGATCTTGTGCGCTAGCAACACCAGCGACAGTAATAGCCGCAGCAGCAGCCACGGATGTAATAATAGTTTTCATTTGGTTTTCCCTCCATTTTAAAAACTGTTTTTATTTAGTTTTGACGTTATATTTATCGTATTTTGTACCAATTTATAGGTCATTTTTACGATCTTGTATCTCTTTTCTACGATCTTTTACTAATTTGCCTATTTCGCCTAATGCTTTTCTTGCCCTAACAGCAGCAGCCTTTACATCTTTTTCATCAAATAATTCTGCTTCTTTTATGTAATTTTGAAATTCGTGTACAATTTGTTCATGTAAATTCATTATTGATCCTCGTGTCTTACATTAAAATAAATTTCTAGTTCACGAAATCCTCCTACAAGCTGCCCGTCAATAAAAATTTGTGGCACAGATTTTGCATCTGGTACAGCCTTTAGTAATTGTTCTCGTGTATGTGTGTCGCCTACTTTGTTTTCGGTGTAGCTTATATTTTTTTGTGTAAGTAAAGATTTAGCAGCTTCGCAATAGCCGCAATTGTCTTTACTCCATATTACTACTTCCATTATATATCCTTTCTAAGGTAGCGCAATGCCGGTAGTGGATTGTGTATATTGTTTTGCAATGTCTGTTTCTGTCTTAGCCATACAGCTAATAGAGTTTGACCTAAATTGAAATTTAGTGTCCGGTGCTACACTAAACATAAATGGTCCTAATCCTAAGCCTTGCTGTTGCATAACCAGCATCATAGGTTTTATTAGTGTAACATTGCCGTCGACAGTAGTATCAAATCTACCTACAACTTCTTCGCCACTAGTTAACTTTAGAGACACTGTGTCTCCTGTTTTAAATGGTGCTTCGATAAGCATTATAATTTAAATCCTTTTAACATATCATTATTTACATCTTGTTTAATGCCACCCACAATATATGACTCAACTTCTGTTTCTTGTGGAGCCACTTGTAGTGTGTTAGAGCTTAACCAATGCTGTGTCCACGGTAGCGGGTTTGTATTTACCGGAGCATCAAAAATAGCATCATAGCCGATTGCTTTTAGTCTACGGTTAGCGATGTATTCTACGTATTGGTGTAGAAGTGTTTCGTTAAGACCAATCATAGAACCATCTTTAAACAAATAAGTTGCCCATGCTTTTTCTTCTGCTACGCACTCGCGCCACATGTCGTAAACCTCTTCCTTGCATTCTTTAGCAATTTCCACCATTTCAGGATCGTCCTTACCTTGTGCCCATAGTTTTAAAATATGCGTAGTTAGTGCCAAATGCTGTGCTTCATCGCGAGCAATAAGTGAAATAATTTTAGCACTACCTTCCATCATTTTAAGTTCACCAAAACCAAAAGTACATGCAAATGAAACATAGAAGCGTAAGCCCTCGAGAATGTTTACATTCATCATTGCTAAGTAAAGTTTTTTCTTCACTTCGCGCATAGAACCTTTTTTATGATGGAACCAATTGTCACTTGCTTCATTAAACGCATCGTAGTTTTTAGTAACTGATACTGCACGTTCAATAATACGATCATCTTCGAGAATAGTGTCAAGCACTTCGCTTGGATCAGCATAAATGTTTTTCATGATGTGTGTATAGCTACGTGAATGAATGGTTTCAAAGAAGTCCCAGGTTACAATACAACCTTCTAGCTCAGGAATACTTACATGAGGTAAAAAGCTTAGACAAGGCCCACGTCCTTGTACTGAATCAAGTAGAGTCTGATACTTTAAGTTAGCTGTAAAAATATGTTTTTGTTCTGGTCTAAAGTTTGCGTAGTCTGCTCGATCTTTTTGTAAGCTAACTTCTTCCGGTCTCCAAAAATATCCTAGCATAGTTTGATTTAATTTATCAAACACAGGAAACTTAAACACATCGTAACGCTGAGTGTTTTGCTCAGCACCAAAAAACATATTCTGTTTAGTAAAGTCTACTTTCTCTTGATTAAATACGGTCTTGCTCATATTGCGCATGCCTCACACATTTCATCTTCCTCGGGTTGATTTGAAGAAATAATAATTGTTTCTTCTAATTTAGGCTCTTCTTCGATTATCTCAGAAGGGTCAACTTTGTAATCGTAAGTGTTTTGATAGTAGCTTGTCTTCCAACCAAGCTTGTAGGTAGTTAGTAAGTCTTGCATCATTACACTCATTGGTACTTCGTTGTCCGGGTATTGTACTGGATTATAACTCCAATTTGCAGATATTGCTTGATCAAAAAACTTTTGCATAGCTGCTACAATTTTAATATATCCAGCATTGCCTTGCATGTCCCAAAGCAATGTGTAGTGCTGTTTAAGTGATTGATATTGAGGCACAATCTGTTTGAGTGGACCCTTTTTACTTTTCTTGATACTTAAATATCCTCTAGGAGGTTCAATGCCATTTGTAGCATTACAAACAACACTAGAACTTTCACTTGGCATCTGTGCCGAAAGTGTGCTATGTCGTAATCCCCAAGTTGTAATATCTTCTCGTAGTGTTTCCCAATCAAGTTCTAGCTCTACGTTACCAATTGCTTCATCAACATCTTTTTTATAGGTGTCGATTGGTAAAATGCCTTTGCTATACTTTGTGCGGTCAAAGTATTCGCACTCGCCACGTTCTTGTGCTAGTTGGTTTGAAGCTTTCAACAAATAGTACTGGAAACTTTCAGTAAGTCTGTGCACTAGTTGCGCTGCTTCATTATCCTCGTATGATACTTTATTTTTTGCAAGGAAGTGTGCAAGTCCTACATAACCAATACCTAGCGACCGGCGAGCCTTAGTGGAGGTTTCAGCAGCCTTTACTGGATATTTTTGATAGTCAATAATTTGTTCAAGTGCCCGTACAGCTAAATCACAGAGAGGTTCTAGATCACTTAAATCAGTAATGACTCCAACGTTAATTGCGCTTAAAATACATAGTGCAATTTCGCCATCAGCATCGTCAATATGTTCTAGTGGAGTAGTTGGTAGTGTAATTTCTTGACACAGGTTACTCATAAACACTGGGTCAAGAAAAGAGCTGTGAGTATTAGCGTGGTCTACATTCATAATGTAAATACGGCCGGTTTCGGCACGTTCTTTAATCAGTTCAGAAAACAGTTCCATTGCAGGAATTTTCTTCTTTGGAATTGATCGACTGTTTTCATACTTAGTATATAGGGCTTCGAACTCATCTGGATCGCCGAAGTATGCTTCGTACAAACCAGGTACATCGTGTGGGGAGAATAGCGTAATGTCCTCCCCACTTAAAAGACGTTCATACATTGTAAGGTTAAGTTGAATTGAGTAGTCGAGCTTACGAACACGACTATCTTCTGTGCCTTTGTTGTTTTTCAGCACAAGAATATCTTCTATTTCCTGATGCCACAACGGGAAATGAACTGTAGCACTTCCTCCACGCACACCGTTTTGTGTACAACAGCGTACGGTAGATTCAAATTTCTTTAGGAACGGAACAACACCAGTGTGCGCAACTTCTCCGCCACGGATTTTACTGTTAACGCCGCGAATGCGCCCAGCATTGATGCCAATACCAGCACGTTGAGCAGTATACCTACCAATAGCCATATCACTAGAAAAGATACTGTCCAAAGTGTCGTTACTATCCACAAGCACACAGCTTGCAAACTGACGAAGCGGCGTTCTAACTCCTGCCATAACGGGAGTAGGAATGTTAACTTTGAAAAGAGAAATTGCATCATAGTACCTTTTAACATATTGCAGTCTTGTTTCTTTTGGATAATCAGCAAACAAAGTAGCTGCAATCATCATGTACATAAACTGTGGTGTTTCAAAAATTTCGCCACTAGATCTGTCTTGTACTAGGTACTTATCTACTACTTGACGCAATCCAGCGTAAGTAAAGTTCTCATCACGCCTGTGATGAATATAACTATTAAGCTTTTCTATTTCTTCCTTTGAGTAGTAATCGAGTATACTTTTATCGTAGACTTTTTTTGCAATATTTTTTTCGATTATTTCTTGTAGTGTAACACTTTCATATTGCCCATTTACCTGCTTGTACAAGCCATAACTTAAAAGTCTTGCTGCTGCATATTGATAATTAGGTGAATCTAAAGTTATAAGATCACTAGCACTTCGAATTAAAACTTCTTGGATTTCCTGTGTAGACATGCCATTGTAAAATTGAATATTTGCATTCATTTCAATTTGACTACTACTTACTCCGGCTAAGCCCTCGCATGCATTTTCAACAACAAAATGAATTTTTTCAATGTCAAGTGGTTCACGAGATCCATCACGCTTGACGATCATTATTTCTCGATTCATAGCTACTCCGTAATTTTGTTTATTATAATGTGGAAATAAGAAAAGGTCAACTTTTTTCTTAAGTATTATATGTATCCTAAAATTGGTAGCAGTAATACTATTGGTTATTTGAAATTAAGAAATTATTTTATTAATTTTATAGAATATTTCAGTTCTGTATTATCATCACTAGGCATTGTGCTTTTAACGGAAATATTTATATGAGCTACTGAGTTTATAGAAGTAAGTGTAGCTCCAAACAAAATATCTGTTTCTTTATCACTATCGCCATTATAATCGTATTCGTCACTTAATTTCACTGTTCCATTACTATTGTTAACAGTAAGTAGTAAAGTTCCGGATCTAGTCATAGCATAGTTTAAACTATTTAAAAAATAAGAAATTTCAAATTGTTGCGAAGCTGCCGAAGCTTCTGCTGCAAATCTTAATTTTGTGCTGTATACACTGGATTGCTGAATAGTAGTGTAAGCATAATTATCTCCCGTGTGATTAATCGATCCTTTTATTTCAGGATTATACTCACTACCTACATTTCCCATATCAGCACTTAGGCTTTCAACTCTAGAAAACCAATCGTTTTTGCTGATGTTTTGTCTACCATCAAATTCGATAACTGGGTATAGAGAAGAATAATCTGCTCCGTGATTGTTGCCTACAAATTCAAATTTATTATTTTTGCTTGTGTTATATGATCCATATGCAAAATACAATCCATGACGACTTATATCTTTAAAATAACAAGAATCAATTACATTATGTTCAGCACCAGTTCTTATGCCACTACTAGGAGAACTATCAAGTGATGTAACTCCTATGCCAAATGCAAAGCCAAGTCCTAAATCGTAAAAAGTACAATTATGCCATTCATTAAAATTTGTATCCCAATCACTGTACACAGCGTACGACATATTTTCAACAAAGCAGTTATAAAATACATTATTTTTTGTTTGTATGCTAGCACTTAAATTATTCAATATAAAAGCACTATTAGAAATATCAACACTATCGCCGCTTGTCCACGTGCCTTTGATTTTTACATTCGAAAATTTACTGTCTTTTGTACTGTTTAATACAAATACATTATTAGTTTCAAATGTTTGTACTGTAAGATTTTCTATTGCTAAATTAGAGTTTTGATTAACAGAAGTAGTTGTACTGTGATCTGCATAAGAACCTGGCTCACTGTCTAAATTTACAGTTGTAAAAACTGCTGATTGTGATCCTGTGTTTCTTATGACTGTGTTATCTATACCATGTCCGACTAATCTAGCACTAGGCGGCAAATATATTGTATTAGAAATACTATAAACACCTGCAGGAAAGTAAAGAGTTACTCTGCTTGATTCTGTACCTTTGATTGCGTCATTTATATAAAGTTGGTCTAGGGCATTTTGTAGAAGTTCAGTAACATCTTGTGTGCTAACACCGGTCATCCCAAAATCAGCTGCTGACACAAAATCGTCTAGCTTATCTTGCAGTTTTCTTTTAGTGTTGTCAATAAGCCCAGTTTTAATATATCCTAAATCTTTATTATATGAATATTCATCTGCCAAAGCAAAAATATCAGCGTTAGTTGTCAAAATTTGAGTGTTACCTACCGCTGGAGCACCTTCACTTACAGCTCCATTACCTATGAATAACTCTTGGCTATCTACTGCCCAACCAAACTCACCACTAGCTAATTGCGGTATGCCAGTGCCTTGATTTTTTTGACCACGTCTTACTTGAATTTTGCTTATTTGAACTACAGCCATTGGGTACCTTCCTGTTTTTAATATTTATCTGATTCGCTAAATACAAATAGTACAGGAGGGGGTACTATG